CCATAAGGATTAGCTCCTCTAAATTCTGCTCCGCCTCTAAAGTCTCCTCCACTGGTACCATCTGAACCCCCTAATGGAGTACTTTGTGCTATTTTTATATCTTTTTGTCTTTTAGCTGCTGCTTCTTCTGCGTCTGCTTTTAATTTCTCTTCAACCATTTTTTCATGTTGATACTTAGAAACTTTCCAAGCTTCTTTCATTTGTTTTAGTGTAAATGTTTTTTTAGGATTTGTTATTGAAAAATTTTCAATATAATCTGAAATTTCGTCATCACTCATTTGGTCAAAGCCAAATTCTTTTGCTAATTCTGCTTGCCCTTCAAAGTATCCTTTAGCTCCAAAGTTTTTACCTGTTAAAGTTTTTATTCCTGAAGGACCTTCAAACAACATACCTTGACCTGCTAATTCATTGTAAGCTTTTTTGCCCATAGTATCTAGACCACCCATTTTATAGCTACCTTTATTTACATCATCCAGTGTCATTGGTCCTGTTGGGTTCATTTTGTTTTCTATAAAATTTACTCCACTCATTCCAAAAGGAACAATACCTGCTATACCTTTAACAAACCCTGGTAATTCTTTTTTAGGAGTTAATGAATAATCTCTGTAAAAATTTCCTGAATTATCATATTCAAAATGTCTACCCGGTCCTTTTTGAGCAACGTTTCCTGGAAGACCTCCTTGATAATTTATAGAACCATAGTAACCTGATTGTCCTGCATAAGGACCTTCTGTTAATACAGAAGGATCTCCTGGGTTAATAGAAGTACCATAACCAAAAGCATTTCCATCTGGGCCACCTCCTGCTCCACCTTGATTAGGCACAGTTATAGGTAATCTAGCAATTCCACCTGTATCAGTAGTAGGTGTTGTGGTCCCTGATCCCTGGCCCGTGTACCAAGGAAAATGTTGTGCATACTGATGATAATATTCGTCGCCTGTCATTAACGTCTCCCGCTAGGTTGTATTCCAGCTCTAAAAGTTCCAAATCTCCAACTATCATTTGTTCCGCTACTATCAAGTTTAATAGAAACTTGTCTACCTCTAGCTCTAGTATCTATCTTAGTCGTAGTAGAGTCAATTGTAAAAGGTCCAAGGGGACTGCTACTTCTTGAATCTGCTGGGTAATCTCGTAAATTAATAGTTACGTCTATATCTCCACTTAAAGATTTAAAGTCAGGTATAAATCTAGACATAGATAAAAGATCATTTCCTGCTCCATCTAATGTAAAATCACCTGAAGTTAAACTAGCTGTCATTGCAGATCCATCCGCATTGTTCCCTGTTTCTTGGGCATAGAAATTACTTCTTCCAGCTGTTACACCTTGAACAGTAGGGGTTGCAGTTGTAGTACTTGTTGGTGAATATAAAGTAGCATAAGGTTTATCAAAGGCTCCTTTATCTACCCACGTGGTTCTCGATAACGAGCCCACGGACCAGACTCTTTCCATATAATTAAAAGTAACTATTCTATTAATTTCATTTGAATCAGCTGTCGGATAGAACCAACTTACTTCATTAAAGTCAGAATTAACTGAAGCATATATTTCTGGAACTAATCTAATATTATCAAATACATAATCTTCTACACTACATGGAAGTGTTTTAACTGCTCCATCAAAAGATAAAAATCCCCCTGAAGAGTTCATCCAATAAACTACACCATCTACGTCTACGGCTGCATGTTGACCTACACATCCACATTGTCTTCCTAGTTGTTGGAATCCAAATGTAAATGGCGGTCCAATAAATTGCATTGAGTGAGCTGAGGTATCAGTCAACACAACTATTTGTCCTTTAGATCTTACAGCAGCTCTGATTTCAGTTCCATCTGAAAGTCTTTGAGAACCAGCTGTATTAGACGAAGTAATAACAAAATCTGTAATATTTTCTTGATCAGAAAATCTAATTAATAAAGGATCATAACTGCTTGAAGTTCCTATAGTAGTTTCAGTTCCAAATAAACATAAGTGTCTGTCAGGAGTAGATACTAAAGCAATACCATTTTTACTAGGTACTGAAGTAGAGTTTTTATTTCGAGTAAAGTAAGGAGCCGCTACTGATAAATCATAATCAATTAAATTAATCATTGGTAACATGGCTGTTTTATAAGCACTTGTATCCCAAATATAAACACCACCTTTGTATCTACATGCAATAACATCTTCTCCATACATATCTGCTGTCCAGTTAACTGCATCTACTTCAACAGTTGAAGGCCTAGCAGTTCCCCATGTAGACTGACCCCAAAGCCCTGCACCCCAACCAAATCCTAAAGTAGAAATAGCATCGCCTGTTACTATAGATATTGTGGCTGTAGCAGATCCATTAGTGCCTACTGATGAACCAGCATTAGAAGCCATGGTAATAGTAAAACTATTGGTATCTACAGTTTGTATTTCAAATTCTTTTTCAAAATCAGCATCAGAATATCCTGCTCCAGATGGTGCAGTTACTGAAGCAAAAGTAACAAAGTCTCCCGCACCTGCTCCATTAGCTGTCCAATGGACTGTAACTGTAGGGCTTCCGCTAACTGTAGTAAAGGCTGAAGTTAAAGATTTAGCGACAGCTGTTTTTCCATAAGCTCCATATCTTTGAGGGCTTACATCATTAAGACTGTTATCTGTTTTTTGATAAATATATTGTTTTTTATTTGTAGAAATAAAATCAAATAATTCTGAATTTAAAGATGAAAAAGGTTGTTGTGCTCTAGCCGCTCCAATCATACAAGTGGTAACAATAGAACTCCAACCACCAATTTTTTCTGGTAAACCATAACGAAATCTAACATTGTCTGAATCAATCCACCTTCCCTGTGCTCCAGTTTCAGTTAATTGTTTATCAATGCCTGGTTGAAATGGTACCTGTATTAAAGGCATAAAACTCCTTACGTTTTAATAATATAATTTACTACAAGATAAGGAGGCAGAATGTCTACTGCTGATGATGAACCACTAAAGGAGTGAGTGTGTGAACTTCCCCCTCCTGAATTTTCTAAAGTTAAAGCGGTTGCACCAGTGGCTAGACTAAAGCCTCCTGCTGTTATTGCACTTGCTGAAGCTCCCGTTCCACCTGTCCAACTTCCCGAAGGCCATCCTGTTATAGGAGTACCGTGTTGGTGAGCAGGAATTTGAGCTGCAGTTAAAGTAGTAGATCCAACTGTTCCGCTAATTGTTGGAGTGTCCGTAGTTGCTCCACCAGTTGCAGCTAAAGCATAACTAGATCCTCCATCATATCCAATTGGAAATTTCCCTTGTAAATTAGGGACGTTAAAAGTTGAAGCGCCATCTCCAGCGCCATAAGAAGTACCAATAGCTGAAAATAAATCTGAATAAGTACTTCTGCTAACAGCTGAACCATCACATAATAACCAATTTGTTGGTGCTGCAGCAGCCCCATACATAGTGATTGATCCAACTGGACATAAATCTGTTTCTGTAACCCACTCGGGCGCCGTTGCGCCTGCGTTCATTTTAAGAACTTGAGTGGCTGTGCCTTTTGCTAATTTTGCAATTGTAGTAGATGCACTTGCATACACCATATCTCCAGCAGTGTAAGAAGAAAGACCTGTTCCTCCACTAGCTGCTCCTAAAGCTGTACTTAAAGTTGTTGCACCGGTAACACCTAATGTTCCACCAATAGTGACGTTGCCATCTAATGCTGCGGCACCTGTACATTCAAGAGTTGCAATTTCTAAATTATCTAATCCTCTAGTTGCTGCCGCTCCTGAGCCTGCACCATCAAAATAAAATTGAGCTGCTTTACCAGTTTGAAGAGTAACATTTCCTCCAGAACCTTGTGTAAAAGTAAGAGTATTGGCAGTTCCATTAATAAAAATATAAGATACGTTTGCTGTGTTAGGACTTATAGTTACGTCAGCATTTCCAGATGTTCCAGTAAATTTAACCACTGGATAATTTCCATCTTCTACGTGAGAAGCTCCATCTGTTGGAGAACTAGCCTGCACTAATAAAGTATGACTTGTTCCTGAAATAGCTACAGATTTGTAGCCTCTCATTCTATCTATAATATCCCAGTTATAATTGCTGGTTGTACCCCAGGATCCTGATTGTTCTCCTGTAGTAATTTGTTCAATTCCTAAATTTGTACTATAAGTTGATGCCATTTTATCTTGTATCCGTCCATGTAGTTGTATTCGATGTATCCACTGGTGTCCAGCCTATTGCTTCTTGAGTATTAAGCTCAACTGTTAGCTCATTTCCAGACACTGTAAATCCAGCTCCAGCTGATACTATAACATCATTTAAGTCAACTTGCAAATCACTTCCTGACACTGTCACCGTTACTACTACAGTAACCGCAACATCATTTATACTGACCGTAACAGGGACATTTGTAGCTGTAATATCACAGTTAGCCGTTACTGCTCCATCTCCATTTACCGCTAAAGTAAGAGGAGTATTAGTAGCTGTAACTGTTACACTTACATAAGGGACTTCGGCTGCTTGATCACAGTACGCAACGCCAGCCCATGCTGAATCACCAAATAACATATTTTTATCCTAGTAGTCTATAACATACCTATTTTAGATATAAAAGCTTATTCTGATATTAAATCCCAGTCATGACGGACCTCATTCCACCAGTATTTTCGGCCATCATTGGGGTGAGGTTTCCATAGTCTAACATGGAATTGTTTAGGAATTCGATCTAATAATCTTTCGGAATAAGGGCACGCTTCTTGACATATTCTGCAATGGTTCTCAGGCTCATTCCAGTGTCTAGTTATATAAGCATCACATTTTTTTATATCGGGATCGTTTAAGTAGTAGGTCATTTTGCATCCTACTGGGCACTTCTTTTCACAAGGAGCGGGACATTCAACACAAGGTTTAAAAAGTCTTCTACCGCTAAATTTAGCATATTCTTTAAAAGGAGCATTGGTAAAGATAGCATCTATCTTACAGTTTAAACCAAATCTTCTACTAAAGACCAAAGAAGGTTTAGTGATTTTTCCTAGGTTAGCTAAGACAGCTAATTGTTTTCTTCCTAGTTCATAATCATCTTCCCAAAAATCATATTCAGGGTATTTATTTTTTAAATAAGTTATTACTTCAGGAGTAACAATTTCCCTACAATAATAATCAACAGCTACTTTAGTAAAGTAAGTATAAACAATACAAGAAACTTGATCTAAAGGAAAATTTTTTGTGGCTTTAGTTGCTGTGCTATATCTCTTATCTAACCTTATAACATTTAAATCATAGGGAGTATGATACTTATCAATAGCATCAATAGAATCTTTTATATGTTGAAGAGTAAATATCATTTATCATAAAAATTATTTTTTAAATAAGTGTATATTAAAGGACATTTTTTTGCTTCTTTTTTCCAAAGTTTTCTATGCGTTTCCATTGTTCTTAAAGAATTTTTAAAACCAGGTTTATGCCATTCTATATCATTATGATATCTGTCCCACATAATGTCACTGAAAGATTTAGGAAAATAATTCATCCCAAATGCTATACATGCAAGTCCATCTTCAAAATGACCTTTTACTGTTCTTTGATTAAGAACATCCTCAAAAGATCTATGATATTTTTCTAGCACTTCATTAGTTCTACCTTTTAAATGAGTAGGTTGATTAGTTAAATATTTCCAATACTTAGTGTCTTCTCTTACTGATAATTTAAAAATTAAAGATATAAATTCTGCTAAGTTTCTAAAACGAGTAATACAAGTTGCATTAAAAGTATCTCTATCAAATTGATTAATTTCTTCCTTACTCCATAAAGTTTTACAAAGAACTTTTAAAAATTCGACTACAGGAAATAAACTATTATTTTGTAAAGGTTCTAGTTCTCCCGCGCTGCTTCCAATTGCACAAACATTTTTAATCCATATCTTATTATAACATCCTGATTTAAATGTTCTTTCTTTTAAGTCTATATCTTTTAAAGACCTATTAGAAAAATTATTTTTTATATATTCAATAAATTCGTTTAATGCTTTTCCTTGTGAAATATACTTAGAAGAAAAAGTATAACGTAAATTTATACCTGACCATAAAGGAATATGTGATATCCACCCATGATTATAAGCAACTGCTTTATTGTAAAGGGTAAGTTCTTTTTGTCTGTTCTTATAAGGGATATGACAAGTAATAATAGAATCATTAATTAAAATATCTTTATATTCATTAAAAGAAGTTTTCATACCTTTACCTAAGAGTAGAGAATCTGGACCCGAACAATCAATAAAAAAATCTGCTTTTATACATTGAGAGCCATTTACAACAATTTCCTCTAGTCCTTCTTTGGTAGTTTTAGTATCTGTTATATCTCCTACAATATATTTTACTCCTTTGTTTAAACAATAATTTGATTTTAAAAAATTTCCAAACTTATCAGGATCCCAATTATAAGAAGTATATAATTTAGGAAGAAAATCAGATTCAAATTCAAAATGTTTATTTTCAGAATAAGTAGAGTGAAGAACTAATTGCATTATAGGCCAAAAAGTTTCTGCAAAATCATGACTACCTAAATTAGGATTAATAGCTTTTTTTCCTATCCAATCATTAAACCAATAATGAGTGTCTAGAAAAGAAGGAATACCATTAGGATATTGAAAAGATCCATAATCTTTTTTATAAAAATTTTTAAATTCTGTACTTAATCTGTAAGTAGCATCACTTGTTTTTATAAATTCTTTATCTTCAATTCCAATTAATCTTATCCAATTTTTTATATAATCGGCATGGCTTTGCGCTAATCCTAAAGAAGGCGAATCAAATTTATCAATAATGGTAATATCTTTTTTGGGAAAAAGTTTAATAAGAGTAGCAGCAGTTATCCATCCTTCTATTCCGCCTCCTACAATAATAATTTTATGAGTTTTCATGAAAAATAACTTTTTGTTTGTCTTGGGAACTATAACCAGTTCCTTTTAAAAAATCTCCTTCACTTAAAAATAACCAATGTTTTAAAGGGGATACATTATTCTTAAAAAATTGTGAATTGTTATCTGTAATAAGATCAAAAGCTATGGATATTCTTTCTTTATCACCCTCATGTTTGCTGGTATAATGAGGAATACAAGATTGAAATAAAGTTATTTTTCCAGGGGCATTTTTACTTTTATATTCACTAGGAGAATTAATTTGATCCACAGGACAAATATAACATGTTTCACTTGCTTCACATTGCACAGTTATATGTCCACTAACATATGAATCAGGGGTTGCATCATGAAGATGAGGTTTAATTTGTTCCCCTTTTCTCATAACATTTGCCCATGCATGACAGTATATTCTAGCCGGCCTATCTATTTTAATTAATTTTATAAGTTGATTATGAGCTTTAAGGATAGCTAATTTTAATTTATTTATTTCTGGATGATTCCATTTTAAAAGATTATATGCATAAGAACGAGAAGTTAAACTTTCTTTGCCTAATTGAGTATAACCATCAGAAGACTGAGAATGATCATATGGAGGAAATTCTTTTAATGTTTCTTTTTCTTTAATTAAAATAAGTTTAGCTAGTTCTTCCATATTAACATCTTCGAGCATTTCTTCTATCATATGGTATTCCCATTCTAACCCTAATGGATTTGTTTTGGGTCCACTTTTAAAAGAAAGATATTCTCCTGGCATTAATATCCCCACGCGACACCAGTATAACGAGTGCCTCCTATAATAGGTTCTACTTCATGCTCATAAATAAAAACAGAAGGAAAAATTACAACATCTCCTTTTTTTAAATTTAAAGCATATTGACCACTTAATAAATTAAAAGTTAAAGCTCCTCCTTGATAGTCATCATTAAAAGCACTAACAAAACTAAGAACAGGAATTCCTCTTCTTTTACCATCAAACAAAGAATGAATATGATCAAAATGAGATCTCATTACAGAGTCTTTGTCGTATTGATTAAGCCTAATAGGGCCTATGTTTTGTATATAATCTGTCTTAGGTTTAAAAAGATTAATATATTTAAAGTATGCTTTTTTATAACCAGTTATTATTTGAGTTTCTAACTCATCAGTAGGATAACCTATTTTAGGTTCTTTTTCCTCAAAAGAAAAATGGACTTTATAGTCTTCATTAGAGGACCATTGATGGGTTTTAAAGTCGTTGTTTTTTATATATTCAACAACTTCATTAGATACTTCTTCTGGAATTGTATTAAAAACTTGTATGTAAGAAGTAATATTCATAGCACTACTTCCGTTAAATTTTCTCTTCTTCCCACAGAATTTCGCGCCATAGTATTAAAGGAAAGAGATACTCTTTCTTCTTCGTCTTTATTTTCTTTAACCATATGTTTTACACAAGAAGGAAATAATAAGAGTTGTCCTCTTGTTGGGTCTACTTCCCATTTTTCGCTATTAAATACAGTTGGTTCAGTATAAGGTAAATCCCACATAGGAAAATGATTCATTCCTCTTTCAGCTATAAAACTTCCCTTCCCTTGAATAAATAGTACTCCTGATACAATAGAATTACTATGATGATGTAAATGATGATGAGTTCCTTTAGGATTAAAATTTAACCATGATTGCGTAATTTTTAAAGGCACTTTACGATCTACTTTCATAAACTCATGCCAGTAATTATCTAAATTAAATTGAATAAAATCTCTTACTTTTTTTAAACTTGGTAAATTTAAAATATATGTTTGGTCAGAAGTAACAAGATTTTTTCCTACATTTACAGTTACACCTTTTGAGGAACGGCATCTGTTGAATTCATCTATTTCTTCATTAGGAAATGAATATTTATCTGAACGATAAATAGCTAGCGGAAAAACTGTATCTACAACACTCATATTTCTATTTTCTTTCTAAATGTATATATTAAATATTATTATCTTGCAACTCTAATTCATATTCTTCGTTAGTTAAATCTCCGTTTTTCCATCTGTTTGTAATTTCAAGCCATGTAGAAACTTCATCCGAATCTACTTCTCCTATAACTTCCATACCACCTCTATCTAAATAATCTTGAACAGTACCACCTTTTACAATTAATCTTTTTCCTTCCCAAGCTTGAGACTGATGAGAAAAATCATAACTTGCAGTATATTTAATTTTATAGTCGCTATCTGTGTTATAAGTTGTCATAATTAATATTTAATAGAAATCATTCCGGTACTTCCAGCATTTCCTGATCCTCCACCATTTCCTGAATTTGCAGTAGCTGGATTAGAACCTACTGATCCTGTGAAATTTCCTCCGCCACCGCCTTTTGAAAATACACCTGATTGACCAATACCTGTTCCAAATGTAGCTGATACATCTTTTCCTGATAATGCTCTGTATAGTTTAGGAAAACCGTTCATAAAAGTTTCTACTGCTTGGTTCCCTGCTCCTGCTAAAAGAAAAATCCATTTGCTATCATTTAACATTTCTAAAGCAGACATGTTATGAGCTCCCCTAGCAGAACCG